GATCAAAGAAGCGCAAGGGTGAGAGGTGTTATTACTAACGTAACTACTTCTTACAATGTGTTTAAAGGTTATAGATTCCAAATAAGCTCAATATCTGAAGCTATGCCCGCTGGAAGGCAATTGGTTATTGCAGATTTAATTGAGCAAGATGGTTTATTTGAAAAAGATTTTATTAGATTTGCTTATCGATATAAATATAAAGACGGTGAACATTCACCAATAGGGCCGTTTTCTTCAGTTGCTTTTTTACCCGGTGATTTTGATTATGACTCTGTTAAAGGGCATAATAAGGGTATGTTAAATCAAACAAAATCTATAAAAATATCAAACTTTATAGATTCATATATACCAAATAATGTTTCTGAAATAGAATTGCTGTTTAAAAAAGACAATTCTACCAATATATATAATTTAAAATCTTTTGAGTATAAAGATGTAGAATGGCAAACAAATACTTATAAAGTTGAATCTGAATTAATACATAAAGTTTTACCTGCAAATCAATTATTAAGACCTTACGATAATGTACCTTTAAAAGCTAAAGCTCAAGAAATTGTTGCTAATCGGCTTATATATGGTAATTATTTGCAAAATTTTAACTTATTAGATTCTTCCAATGAACAGGTAAATGTTAAATTTTTAACAAGCCTTAACACAGAAAAATTTAAGCCTGCTTCTGGCGGAGCTGGAAAATCAATCAAATCTATGCGCTCTTACCAGCTAGGCGTTACATATATTGACCAATACGGCAGAGAAACCCCCATTCAAACAGACGAATCTGCTGTAATTAATATTGGAAAACAAGACGCTGTAAGTTATAGTGGTATTACTGCGCAGGTTTCTACTAATCCTCCTTCCTTTGCTAAATATTATAAGTTTTATATAAAAGAAACTTCTAATCAATATTATAATTTAGCAATGGATAGATGGTATGATGCGGAAGACGGCAATGCGTGGCTAAGCTTTCCATCGTCGGAAAGAAACAAAGTAGACGAAGAAACTTTTTTAATATTAAAGAAAGCACACGATACTTCTGATTTGATTGAAGACGAAGCGAAATATAAAATTCTTGACATAAAAAATGAAGCGCCTCAAGAAATAAAAGAATATAAAACGTCGTTGGGGTCTATGTCTCAAAATGGCATTGAGAATGGCAACCATACAAATTTTTTTAGTTCTGAATTTTGGCCTAAAGAGGACGCTACTTTTTTTAGAGTCAGAAAAGATTTTTTTGAAAGCTCTTTTGGAAAAGCTAATACTTCAAATCCTATATTAACCGAATCTAATCTTTTTGTAAAAATATTTGCAGATAACGTGGGTACTTCAAGGTATTACAAAATAAAAAGTGTCCAATCAACAGATGAAGCATGGAATGGATCAAGTGTTGAGTATGTAATATTTACTCTTGCTGACAAAATTGAATCTGACACAAGGCCGTTTTTTCCGCAAAATTCAAACTTTATAACAGGAAATAACAGCCATAGCAATAGCGGTGTTAATGGGTTAGGTCTTGAAATATTTCAATCTGAAATTATAAATAAAAAAGAATACGTAGGGAGATTTTTCGCAAAAGTGCACAGGGATTCTATTTTAGAAACTGAAGTTTTAAAAACTGCAACCGAAGGGAATTATTCTATTGTATCTTCAATGAAATTTAGATACAGATCAAACAAACAGGGATTTAGTAAATCTGCTTATAAAAACAACTTAGGGTGGGAATCACATGGAACTAGATGGTATATTGATCTTAATTTTATAAATTTTCATAGATTTGCAGGCACACCTGGGGGTAATGACCTTTCTTTAATGGGCCCTAATAGATCTCACGATTATAACCCCCCTCATTCTAGCGGATCGCCTAGCACCCCTTGGGGTGATTATTTTAAGCCTTTTGCTATAAACCCTATTACAAAAGGACGCGATAAAATTGTATTAAAATACTTAAATAAGTGGAAAGTTTCAGATATTAAATCTGAAGGAAGCGGCAAATATGCAAATTTTGTAGAAGCAATATTGACAAAAGGCACCAAAATAAGGTTTTCTGGTGATGATAGCCGTACTGTTTACGAGATAATAGGATCTGCTTTTTGGGGTTTTCATATAGACAGCAGTGATAAAGACTGGAGGGCTAATAAACATTGTTTGTTTATATTGCAGCTTGATAAACCAATACAAAATTATAGTTTAAGCGACATCCCCGCGGACTCAGAATTTTACATTGAGCTATTAAAAGATTATGAAAGCGAAGAAAGATTTACTAGCACAAATCCGGCTATATTTGAAACAGAGCCTAAAGAGGCGGTGGACATAGATGTATACTATGAGGCAAGTGACGCTCTTGAAATAGAAGAATACCATTCAGAGCCACACGGGCTGGAATGGTATAATTGTTTTTCTTTTGGTAATGGCG